TTGTCTTCCACCTGATTCAGTAGTAACTGTCATTTGTGCTTTGTAAAGAACTGTAACAATACTATATAGCAATTATTAAGTTTTGTCAAGCACCATGTGCCAGTTTTGTGACAGTCTTAAGTTTTCTTTATGTTTTCTATAGATTTTACTTATGTGTATAACATTATACAAAGTAAAAATTACTACATAATACAGGTAAGTGTATTCAAAAAGATGAAAAAGTTTTTACCACTTATATTATTGACAGGTTTTAGTTCACCTGTATTAGCGGACATCACACACCGCATGACATCAAGCACTCAATTAATTACGAATGCAGCAGCAACTCAGGTTGAAAGGATTGGATCGACATACACTGTCTCTGGATCTGGTGTGACTATGGACGTTGGTGGTGGTAACTCTGCTGACAATATGGTTGGTGGAATAGGATCATTAACTGACGGAGTTGGTCAAGGATCTATTGCTACAGCGACCCAGACAAGTGCAGGGGGTGCATATAGCTTCTCTCAGTCATTCATTGAAGGCGATGTTATTGCTACTACAGCACCCGCAGTTGGTGCAGTAAGTCCTTATTCCAATCAGGTATCAACAGCAGTTGGTAGTGGTACTGGAACAGGTACAGTGACATCAGCACATACTGTAACAGCAGTTGGTGGTGGAAGTGGAACTTCAGCTACAGCACAGTTCGTGACAGAATTGACTATTCAATAGTTAATTGCTATAATTATGTTTAAAAGAGGTACATATATAGTATATGCTATAGGTGTAGCGGTTGCTGCACCTGTGTATGCTGTGCCTGTGGTCCCGAATTTCACTCAAGGCTCGATGACTTCTACGACCACGCAAACGATTACGACGTCAGAAACCATAAATTCGATGGATTATGCGACAGGCTGGACGTACTCAGTCAGTGGCTCAGGCATACAGTTAGAGGATGGATCAACTAATGTTGCTCCTGACGTAGTATCAACACAAACTAATACCGTAGACGGTGTGACTTCAACATGGACTGGACTAGATTTATCATCAAACAACAAACCGAATTGGCAGCAGACCACACCAGGAAATTCCTTCCAATTCACAGAGCATTATTCAGGACCAGGTCTTCAGACTCACACGATAATACAGAGAGAAACCACCGTCCAAAGCGTCACAGAAAGTACAAGCATATTCTCAAATTAGCGGGTGCATTAGCATTATCTACTGCTACATGCTTACCTTCATATGCAACAGACGTTGGTGGTGTATCAGCGACAGCAAATCCAGTCGCGAATTCTTCAGGCTCAGTGACCAACCAGGCAATACAAGTTTTACAAGGACCGTATATAACAAACACATATGGAGATGGCATACAATGTCAAGGTGCTACCGCCAACTTCACACCATACATCACTAGGACAGGAACATGGCAAGATCCTTACGAGGCTTTTTTCAATGATCCTGTCTACAACATGGCAGATAATAATGATGACAATATACCTGACAATCCTGGTGAGATACTCTACTATGTCCCTACTCGTACAGGACAGAAATCTACACAGAATATAAACATAGGATTTAGTGCTACGTTCTCCATACCATTAGATAAGAAAGCAATGGCACAATGTAAGGAGGCAGTTGAGATACACAATGCATATCGTATGCAACTAACTGCTAACAAGAGACTTGACTTTGAGATAGCCAGATTAAAAAATTGTGGAGAATTGAAAAAACAGGGTATCGTATTCCATCCAAACTCTCCTTATTATAGTGTATGTGCAGACGTAATGCTTATAAACCCACCTGGCGTAGTAGGTGAGCATACACATTCAATCACACCTAATAAAGTAACCTACAACAGAAACAATCCAAAACCAAATGGAAATGCTAGTGATCTAAAAACTATATCTATAGGTAACTAACGTTTTATAGGAGGTAATCCTTTCTTCTTACGATACTCATCCGTTATAATATCTTGACGAGTGGGTTTCGTAATTTTTTTGCCTAATTTTTTCTGAACAGTTGTAATTAATTTCTTTACTGCGGGTCTAATAATTCTTATTAATAATGGTGTGGCAGCAGCACCCGCTGTAGCAACAACTGCTAGTGCTGTCACTGAGGTCACCTGATTTATAGGTGGAACGTATTTCTCTATTGGTGAGGTAGGTTCGTATAATGTCACACAGATATTACCCTGTAGTTCATGACCTACAACTTTCTCATCACCTGACTGTGTTACATCACCCACTCTTAGTTGAGCAGGACCTGGACATGGTGTTTCTTCTGCTACATTTCCTGTGTCTGGTGTCTCTGGGGTAGGTGGATCTGGTGGTGGTTGTACTTTTGGTGGTGGTGTCTCTACATATATGTTTAAATCTTCTGGTGTATAATCCATCGCATCAAATGTTGGGTAATCAGCATCACAAAGAACTCTAACGTTAGAAGCATCTTCTTCTTTCAAGTTAGGTTGTTCTCTATTCTTCTTTGCATCAGGGTGAAACTTTACACAACCTGGCATATCAACTATCGGCACACCAATATTAACTACCACTGGTGGTGGTTGATACACTGGAACTGTCTTCGTTACATTTGGTATTGCTATCTCATTTATACCTATCTTTTGAATACCTATGTTAGGTATGCTGATAACATCTTCCATGCTATCTCCACTTGCTTAATGCCTTAGTCTCTATTAGTTTTAGCGTTTCTAATTCGTCACTCTCATCTGCGTGTGTATGATGTGTGACTTCTCTTAATGTCTTTAGATATTCTAAGACATGTTCTCTAATCTCCATCAGTTCATCAAAACATCCTTGATTGTGAGCACAACCTCTCAGTTGATGATCAGGTGCTAGGACTGACTCGGTGAATAAGGACAATGCCCTATCATATTTGATAGCAGGAGTCTCCTCTCCTACAGATGCTTGGTCTTTCATAACTTAGGTTTTCCAACTCCACCAAAATCAGGTATTGCAGGACCTGTAAGATCAGGAATAGCATCTGTGATACCACCACCTATGTCAGGCATAACTGCATCCATAACTTTTTCTTTTACACTATCAATGATAGCATCTTTTCTGATGAATACATATCCACCAACACCAACTACACTAAGTGCTACTACACCTGAGAAGATAGCGATTCCGTTAATAATTTTTTGCATGATCTTATTTGTCTGGGACTATTTTTACAGGACCTGATTCAATCCTGATGGTTTGTGCGGGTGCAGTCTCTGATGCTTTAGCAATAAGGAACTCCATGTCCTTCTTACTTATGTTAGCACTACTGTCAGGATCACCTGGTTTCTTCTTCTTACCTCCCGTTTGGACGCCAAAAGTAGCTAAAGTGCCTGTGAAGACCGAAGCTATGAAAGTTGGATCAATCCTCTCTCCTCTCTCGTAGCCTGGTATTTTAACGTAATTTAAAGTTAAAATTCCTGCTGACCACACGAGGACTATCACTCTTATGAGTGTTGCTAGGTATTGAAGTTGCTCTTCTTTATCTTCGGCTACTTCTTTAAGTTTACCTATAGGACCTTTTGGTTTTTCTTTTACTTCTGCCATGGTATATGCCTACACTATTATTATATAGGTGTTTATTTACTAACAGTTTCTACAGGTTGTTTTTTCTTTCCGATATTATATTTACTCTCTAAATTCCATTCGCCTTTGTCTTTATATGACAGGACTTTGATCTGATTTAACGGTGCCAAGTCTGTATCTGCTACAGGTGATGACACAATTATGAGACCCCAGTCAGATAATAGTCTAGCGATTCTGTTTCTACGTTGAGCATCGTTAGTTGTCATGTTAGACGGTTTACCGTCAAGAGCAAACAACTCTTTGAAGTGTACGATGTAGTATTTACCCTTCTTGTGCAGGATATGACACGATTGATATAGCTTCTTCTCTTTTCTGGACGCTACACCGATTCTGGTAAGGGTTTCTCTAACCTTTAGGAAGTCATCTGGTTCTTTTAATGTAACCTCAACCATCATGCTAGGAGACCAGTTGATCTCGTCACTCATTTAATTCCTCCAACGGATAATTTAGACCTAATTACTTGGATTTCTTCCTTACTGAGTAGTTTTAGTGCCTGCTCTGCCTTCTCTGTGGAGTAGTTATAGTATTGTTTTACTATGTCTAGATCGGGGTTAGTAGACTTCTTTGCCCAAGGAGAAAACCTCTTAGATTTCCTAACACTATGTATAAAAAAGTTATATTGCATGTCCTTGTCTAGACTTGCACCCAATCTATTCATCTCATTGGAGTGCATGATGGTGTCGATAAAATATGACAGTGCCTTGTTGACCATGAATGCAGGATAATGCCTCATATACCCCTCATCACTGGTGTAATCTGCAGTTTTTAAGTTTATAGAGTTAACATAGTCAAACGGATTGTAATCTTGTGCCATAATTAATAAAAGGTTTGTCAAATAATACGTTGTTGATATAATTGTCTGCCCATTCCTCGTCAAACCACTGCGTTAACACTGCTTTTGTCTTCTTATTCTTCCTCTGTGATGTGCAATACCAAGACTGATCGTCTATTCTTTTCATGATAGATATCCAGTCCTTATGTTTGTAATCTTTCTCTGCTATTCTAACATATTTGACGAATTCTCGTAGATATTCTTTAGTTACATCAAGATAAATTCTTTTGTCCTGATCATCATTTAACCTAGCAAATTTACAGTAAGGTGAGAAGACTTCTTCTGCCCATTGAGGTAGAATTCTATCGTTTGTGAAGTGATATCTGTCACATATTGGAGCAAGTTGATAGTCAAAACTAACACCATGCACAGGAGAAATATCAACGATAGCAGCAGTGACTTGCTTTGGTGTTTCTATGATATCACACCCAAAAATAGGGATTCTATACTCAGGATCTGGGTAAAAAACACAATGGACTATCTTTAACCTGTCTTCTAGTGTTGCTCTCTCGAGATGTATTTTTCTGAGACCTTTACACTTCCACATTTCATTGTGAATAGTGACTTTTTCATGCTCAATTAACTTATGATCAGTCTCTACAACCTCTAGGTGAGGTAGAGCTATAAGTTGTTGCCTAATCAGTTGTGCTAGATCATCCTGCATACATTACCTCTAGAGGATTAGCGACTTTTGCCTCGTAATTCTTGATTAATAACTCTTGTTGGTTACGATTCTTACTACCTCTATGTTTCATACCGTATGTTAGTTGAAAATACTCTTGCTTATAGTTATCATACCACTCTTCTATCTCATCATCAATATTATATGTGATCATCCACTTATGTGGACACACTTGACAGTTATCATAGAAGATTTTATGGTCAAAATCCTTGTGTAACTCAGCGTTTGTGCCATACAAGTATGACTTGATTTTGTATGGAGGATCTAGAAATACAAATACGTCACCTCTGTGGTCATGATCGTCATTCATGACCTCTGAATAGTCATAATTGGTGATAGTCCAGTGACCTATGAGTGCACCTACTGACTTCAGATTTTGTGCTCCACTGACTGTAAAATTTTGCTTGGATGCAGTCTTAGAAAACGACGAATTTTCTGTCAAACCACTATAACTACACTTATTTAAGATCCAAAAGTAGCATGCTGCATCAAATGATTCAGCGTCAGCAATAGACTCCTTGGCAGTGTTAAACAATTCTTTTGCCAAGACCTCATCATTGTGTGAATTCTTATATTCTATGAGTGAATCAGACAAATTCTTATAGTCTGACTGCAATACCTTCCAGAAATTATAGAGGTGTCCATACAGGTCATTCACCCATACATCTGCAGTAGGATTATCTTGTGTAAATCGTAGTGCAACACTACCACCACCCAGAAATGGCTCTCTAAACTCCTTACATTGTGGTGCTAGTTTGAGTAGTCTTTCTGCTGCTCTGGATTTACCGCCAGGATATCTGAGCGGTGTCTTAATGTATCTCATAATACTTCAATGTTTGCCATTGGATAGTCAAAAGGACCAGGATTTATATTTCCTGCAGGAAACGCATTAAAACTAATGGTCATCCTATCATAATCAAAGAAATGGCGATCACTTTCATGGACTAACCATGAAGGAAACAGAATAAGTTTACCCTCTTCTGCTGCGATCTTTTCTATAGGACCTCCACGGACTGCAAGATTGTCAGATATGACCTCCATACAGTCCATTGTGCGAGGATATACTGGATCATGGAATACTGTTGCTACTCCACCTGTAAGATAGAAAACTCCTGAGACTAATGACATATTATGTCTGTGTCGTGGGTGTCCTACCCCTGATCCTGCAGGTGCAATGTTGCCCCACATGAGTGATATGTCTAGTCTATCACATTGCAAAGCAAATGTCACTTTATATTCTTCTAGACATTCTTCAAACCACTCTACGAGCGAGTGGAATCTCTCATTTTTGTGAAGGTTGCCACACGTCGTCTCAACTCCCTCTGGAAAATTAAACTGCTCTCTTCTCTCGGATCTAAGAGATTCTTTAATTTCTTCAAGATCTTCTTCATAGGTAAATTCTGGGACTATAACTGGGAATAGTTTGTTGATTTTCATTTAACATCCTTCTTTTCTAGATTCATCATAGGCACATCCCATCCACCTATATTTTGATTTCCAAAAGGGAAGAAGTTAGCAGCAAGTGTGAGTCTATCAACCACTCTTACGTTAGGTTGTGACCCATGCACTAGGTAAGCAGGAAAAATTAATAGTGTGCCTGGCTCTGGACAGTAATTATATCTAGTTTCTGGATACGGACCTCCATCTAAATGCAACTGTGCCCATTCTCTCTGTGCAAGAGGGTCTACAAACGTAGTAGGAGTTGCTTTTGTGATGTAGTAGATACTACTCCAATAAGACATGGGATGTCTATGTGGAGTGTGATGATGACCTGTCTCAGCATTCGCTCTATTACACCACATTGATGTAATTTCCATCCTATCAGCAAGGAATTTGTTATCCTTTAGGATTTTATTGGCACATAATTCTAACCACACCTTCAACTCATTCCACTCGGGACGTTGCTCAAGGTGTGGATGTGATGTGCCTACTCCACCATCTGAATTATATGCTCTATATTCTTCTTTTTGTGCTAATTCAAACGTCTTTTTCCATAGAGACTTAGGACTTGTAAACTCCCACACTCTAACAGGAAACCAAAGTTTCTCTGTGTAGTCAGTTTTCATTACGCACCTCCTCTGTTTGAGTTACACCAAACCAAACACCAACTACAGGCACAGCAAAGATCAATACTCTTGCCAGACCTGTAACTGCTAGGAAAATTAAAACTCTTTTAGATGATTTCCATCTTCTAGGTGTCCTTGGAGTAATCATTTGAATTCACACCTCATCATAATTTCAGTTAAGAATGCAACAGAGTTAATCTCCATGTCAGCAACGAATGCTGCCTTGTATTGATACTCACCTATGATGAGCACCGCCTCAGGTATTGATTGAGGTTGGAGATAATCATACAATTTATCGTATATAGCACGAAACAATACCTTATAATCGTTGTCCATATTAGTGACAACCCACTTACGCATGTTGGTAAACTCTTTATTCTTTAGGAAACTAATTAACTTGTCAATGTTTTGACTGTTAGACCTTCCTAAGATACCAACATCGATCTTACCTGTAGAGGAATATGCCTGCAACTCATTGAGTGTGCGACGAAAGTCAGGGAAATACTTACCGACTACCTCTGCTAATACTTTTGCATCGTATTCTATATTTTCTTTAGTAAGAATCTCCATGCATCGCTTATGAAAATTAGAAGCGAGGATGGCACGATTCTTTCCCTTAGTAGACATATCTACAACAGAGCATCGACTCTTGATAGGGTCAATGATCTTGTTGATATAGTTACATGTGAAAATAAAACGACAGTTATTCTGAAACTCCTCGATGACAGCACGCAATAGTAACTGCACATCGGGTGTAGAATTGTCTGCCTCATCAATAATTACGACCTTGTGTTTACCTCCCACAAGAGACGAGGATGATGCAAAGGACTTACATTTTGTGCGGACTGTATCTAAGTAACGACCTTCATCAGATCCATTGATTAGATAATAGTCAGCACCAATTTCTTCACACAGTGCCTTGGCAAGGGTAGTTTTACCGATACCTGCAGTGCCAGGCAAAAGTAGATTAGGGATCTCTCCGTTATCTACATATCCTTGGAAAACTGCTTGGTTGACATCTGTTAGGATGCAATCAGAAACTGTCCTTGGACGATACTTTTCAACCCAAAGAAACAGTTTACTCATTAGTCTTGATTAGGCTCCAGAGCGATGAAGTAATTAAGTGATGACTCAGACAAAGAGTTGAAATTAATTACATTCTTGTCTGAAATACACACATGATATGTGCCATCAAGAATCTTAAGGTTTTCCATCTTAAGGCAGTAACAGAAGTTACGCTCATGAGTAGGTGTAGTGCCCCAGAAATCTGCTTCCCAGATTACTTTGTCTACAGGGACTGAGAATACATGACTAGATTCAGTCTTTTTATCTCTAACAGAAATAGACAACTCTCCTTGGAAAGAATTGACACAGAAATCAGTC